AGGCTGTCGAGCATGGCGCTCTTTTCTTCTTCGGTCGCGCCACGCGGCAGCTTGCCAACGCTGAAGGCGCTGCCAAACTTTTCGGCAAAGGCCAGCCAGAACTTCATGCCGCCCTTTTTGAACATCATCGGCCAGAAGCACATGCTCAAATCAGCAAAGCCGTATGGGTTTTGATAGGTCGCGTCTTGCCTTGGCAACAAAAATTTGCGCTCGGGCAGCAGCTCGCCCAGCGTCGGCTCGGCCAGCGTCTTGAAGCGCAGGCGGCTCTCGCTGTCAAAGCAGAACCACTCCGGGGGCTTGGCCTGCACGTCGGCGGGTGCCAGCAGCTTGCCCACGCTTTGCCATTCGATTTCCATCGGCTGGTAGCCGTAAAGCGTGGCCTCCAGCATCTGGCCGATGATGCGCTCCACGTCAAGATCAGCCAGGATGGCTTGCACCTCGCGGGTCGTGCGGCTGGCCGCCAGGCCACGGTCCAGCCCAGAGTCCAGCGCCTTGACCGCAGATTTGCGCCGCCGGATGCAGCCGCCCACGAGCGCATCGACGCGCAAGTCGCGGTAAATTTTGATGTCGTTGCCCTTGGCCTTGAGGACAGGGTCCGGGTTGGGCAGCAACAGGCCCAACGCCATAAAGTCCACGCTTTTCGTGCGTGTCGCGATCAGGTCGGTTAAAGGGGTCAGGGTGCCCATGATGATTTTTCCAAAAGATAGAGGGGTCAGTAGCCGCTCAAATTAACGCGGCCAGCGCGCACACGTGGGCGGCTGGCCACGCCGGTGGAGCCGATGCTGGCACCTCTGGTGCTGGCAATCTCCCAGAGAATTTGCAGGGCGCAAAGACCATCGAAGTGGTGCCCGCTCTGCTTTTCCGGCCAGGCATCGAGTTCTGCCAGGAGCAAAGTGAGCGCAGGATTGAACAGGATTCGCGGCTCAAAAGCGTCCGTCACAAACGGCTCCAGGCCTTCTATCCTGATTTCTTGCTCGACGGTGGCAGTCACGCCAACCAACGGCAGCGCAATGGGGTCTGCATGGTTTAAGCCAGCCTGGATGAATGTCTGGCGGCTGTGTTCGTAAGCATTGTTGTTTTCAAAGCCAATAGCCAGGCAGCGGAACTCCCGCTGAAAAGTAATCAGGTCAGCCTCCAGTTTGGAAGGGACACGGCGCTTGATGGCGGCAAACTCAACATGCAGTTTTTTTCGCTCACGATCCCATGCGCCCGCGACGATTGCCGACGGGTCGGACTTCTCCCCTCTTCCCATCGACGGGTCGCAAGCGCCGAACATGATCCAGCTTGCAAGGCGGCTGATGTAGAAACTGACCGGCGAGAAAACCTTGTCCTCATCACTGCGCGGCTCGCCCTGCATTTCAGTCCCGAACGCCTTGGCATTTTTGGCGCGCTGGCGCATCAGCCAGAACAGCGAGCGCACTTGAGGCCAGGAGATCTCAGCGCCGCCATCCATCTCCGCCCGGTTGTCCAGGTAGAACAGGTAGGACGGCAGTTGCTGCTCGCTCAGAACGTCGCCGCGCCCGGCAGCCTCTTCTTCGGCCGGCTTGTCTTCGTTGTGCATCACCTCCTGGCAGCGCTCCCACAGGTCCATGCGATCCGGCAGGCGCTCGATGGCGCGAAAGTGATGCACCAGGTGGCCGATGGCCTTCTTGGCCCGGCTGATCGGGTCGTCCTTGTTCAGGATGGTGCCGACGCCGACGAACTTCACCGTGCCATCGGGCGGGCCGAGAAAGTCAACGGCCTTTTCCAGCCAGTCCCAGCGGTTGTCGCGCTCGGTCGGGCTCTTGGCTTCCTTGTCGGTGATCAGGTCATCGCCGAGCAGCAGTTTGGGGCGGCTGGCACCGTGGAAGGTGCCGCGAATCGCCTGCTCCGCACCGAAGGACTCCATCTTGACGCCCGCCTTTGTGGTGAACTCGCCAATCTTCCAGTTCTTCGTGCCTCCGCAGGCTTCGGGGAAGTCGAGGGCGAGCGCTGCGTTAAAACACAGCTCGACTTTGACCACCTCCAGCAGCTTTGTCGGCAGCTTCGTTTCAGCGCCCAGCATGGTGATGTAGTCAATGAAGTACGGCAGCGGGCCGTCCCACCCTATTTCCTTGCGGATGCTTTCCTTCTGCAGCAGCGCCCGTACAGCGCACCACACCGGGCCAACCTTGGTGGCCAAGGACGATTTGGCCTCGCCACGCGGCGCGATCCACCATTCCTTGACCCCGGACGGCTTATCGAGCAGCTTGGGGAAACGCTCGAAAAAGTGGCGGTGAAAGTTTGAGGCGGGAGGCCGGATGTGGTGCGCCAGGTAGGTGTAGCAAAAGAACTCGAAATCACCGTCCTTGAGCACCCTGCGACGGCGCGCAGCACGCGCAGCCGGTGACGGGTCTAGGCCAATCTGGCGGGCTTCGGCTTCGGCACGGGCAGTCCGGGCGATTTCCTCCAGTTCCAGGAGGAAGTCCTTTTCCGTGGTCTGGGTGACTTTGGTCATAGCTCTTTTGCCAGCTCCTGACCAAACACGGGCAACAGTTCAGCAAAAAAACCGGCATGCTGCGGATGGTTTTCCCGGATGAATGCGTCCAGGCGTTTGATCACTTCCATAGCCACGCCCAGCCTATCGGTTTCGGGCATCAGGCTGCGCATGGCCGCTTTGGCCTTGCCCAGCGAGTCGGCCAGGCTACCGATGGCTTTGGCGGCGGCGATGGGGTCAATCCCCGGTTCCTCCAGACGCTCCATGATGGCTTCTGAGCGCAGGATGACAGCGGCGGCCACCCGGCCCATTGCTTGGTCAAAGCCGCCACCGGCCACGATCAGGCTGGCTTTCTGGAACTTGTCCCAGTCGTCTCCAGCCGCCAGCGCGTCGGCTTTCCAGCGCCGGGCCGTGGCCGTGCCGATGCCCACCTGCACGGCGGCGAGGTCCAGCGGTGAGCCGCTCAGGAAAGCGGCGCGCAGGGCGAGCTGGGTTTCTTTCGGGTGTGCCATGCGTTAACCGCCGGGAAACTTGGCGCGGCCCGTGGCCACGTCGCGCCCGCGCTCGGTCAGGCGGGCCACATCGTCCTTGACCTGCGCAAGCTCCACGTCGGCCAGCCAGGTGATGTCGGCGCGCACAAGGTCAGTGCTGACCACCAGGCCATGCACCAGCTCCATTTGCTTGACCAGCACCGTGATGCGGGCCGTGCCCGATGGCTCAAAGTACAGCGTGGCCAGCAGGCTGGCGCGGCGGTGGGCGGGGAGAATGTCGCGGCTCATGGCGTGCCTCTTTCAGTGATGCGGTTCAGGATCAGGCGCTGCGTGGCATCCATGCCGCCAAGCTGGCCTTCCATGCGGCTGCAGCTTTCGGTCACGCGGTTGAGCTTGTCATGCACGTTGCTCAGGTCGGCATGCGTCGGGGCGCTGGCGTGATGCGCTTCGAGGCGCACCAGGCGCTCGGCGTGCTGCTTGATTTCGCCCTTCAGGGCATCGTCCATCGCGTCCAGGCGCGTGGTGATGGCGGTGTTTTTGCTGGTCAGGTGGACGTAAAAGCCCACGCCCCAGGTCAAGACAAAATTGGCGGCGACCAGGTAGGGGGTGATTTGCGCAAAGTCGATCATCGCAGCGCCCCTTGCTGGACCTGCGGAAGTTGTGGGGCTGGACCAAAGAAGCCGCCCCATGAAAGGAGTGCGGCAGTCAAAGCGATATTCACCATTCGCTTCCAGACGCTAAAGGTGATTTTTTCGGCCCGGCCATGCTTGAAGGCATGAACGCCCAGACCCGTCAGCGCGAGCGCGATCCAGATGATCTGGGGCCATTGCAGGTAAAGCGTCATGATTTGATGTCCAGTTCAGGGGCTTTGGAGGGGTTCATGCACCCGATTTTTTCCGCGCGCGCGCGAAAGCGGCAGTGGGAGAGGCTTCGGGGGGCAAGCGTCTTAGCGGCGGCGCTGGTCGGTGGCGTTGCGTTAATTTGTAAGCCTCAGCCGATACAGTTAACGCAATTGAATCGCTGTCACGCCGGAAATTTGCCCATGAATCACCACCCACTTCTCGCCGCCGCATTGCTCGCGACGCTGTGCGCCCCAGCCTGGGCTGTCAACAAATGCACCGGCCCGGATGGCCGGGTGGCTTACCAGAACGAGCCTTGCCTCACGGGGAAAAGCGAAGCATTGACAGTGCGCCCCGCAGCGGGCATGGCACCGCCAGCACCGCAGCCATCTGAGCAGCGCTTGCCGCCAAGCTCTGCGCCTACGACAGAGGCCGAGCGCATCGAAGCGCAATTCACTCAAACCCAGAAAGACCGCCGCAAGCGCGAGCTGGAAGAAACCTATGTTCCGCAGGCGCAAGGCGCTGTCAACCAGCACCGGGCCGCGTGCGCCGACAAGCAAAAGCAGCTCGAAGCGTCGCAATACGCCTACAAGCAAAACCTGTTCGGCAAAACGCATGCGGCTCAAATGGCCAGTGAAATGGCGGCGGCGGCGGCAACATGCGACACCAAAGACCGCCAGCTCACAGAGCGCCTCAATGCGCTGCGCAAAGAGTGCGAAACGCTCAAATGCAGAAAGCCCCAGCCATGACCACATGCCCATCCAAATGTCAGCAAACAAAATAAACCCTCAACAGGCCAGCGTATGAGACTAAAGGCTATTTCTATCGCTGTTGCCTCGGTTGTGGCGCTGGCCATTTTCGGCAACATCATGCACAACATAGAGGCCCGCAACATTGAGGCTGCGGCGCAAGCCGCGCAGGCTGAAAAGCTGCGGCTGGTCCAAGAAAAGCGCAAGGCACTGACGGCAGAATTGGCCGCCACCAAGCCACGGGTGCTTGAATTGTCGGAGCGCTTGATTGGTCAGGGCGAGTTCGATGCTGCCCAGACTTTGCTGACCAGATTTGCGCAGCTCCAAGACCCGGAAATTGAAAGCCTGCGTGCGCTGGCTGTCAAAACTGCAGAGACCGCCCAGCGCGTCAAAAAACTTTTGGATGAACTCGACAGCAAGCCCGGTGCAGTCAGGGCCATGACGATTTACCAGGATATGGCAGCGCTGGAGCCGTCCAATCCGCTTTGGCTAGCCATGATGAAAGAGGCTAAACCGATGGTGGCTGCGGCCCAGGCCCAGCAGGCCAGAGATCAAGCCGTGGCCGCACGGCAAGAAGCGGTCAAGCGCCTGTTCAGCCCTTGGGACGGTTCAGTTCGTTCCGTCGAGGATGCCATCAAGGCGCGGCTGAAAGACCCTGACTCCTACAAGCACGTTGAAACCAGATTCAAGGACTCCGGCGTGGGCAATGTGACGGTCTTTACCCAGTACCGCGCCCGCAATTCGTTCAACGCCCTGATCCCCGGCATTGCCACTGCCGTGGTGTCACCCACAGGCGAGCTGGTGTCTTTCACCATGAACTGAGCCATGAAAAAACCCGCCACAGCTTGCACCGTTGCGGGTTTTTTGTATCTTTACACCGGGTGTAAAGGCGTCAATCGCGGCTCGCTATGCCAGCGGCTCCAGCGATTTACTCGCTGGCTTGGAAAGCATCCGTTTTGTATAGCGCTGCTCGCTCGGCCTCTTGCTCGGACATGTGCTGGTAGCACATTTGCAATCCGTCCTCGCCCCACAGGGCGCGCACTGCGTCTTTCCACAGCAAATGCCCCTCGATCTTGTGGGCCACCTGGTCGGCCTGTTTCATCTCTTCTTTGAGCTTGGCCATGTACTGCATCGCGCTGTCGCATAGTTGCAGCAATTCGGCCCGTTCGGTTGCGCGGTCTTTGGGCAGGCTCTGGCGCAACAAAGCCAGTTCAGCATGTTTTCGCTTCATTTGCCCGAACAGCTTGCGCCCCTGCATGAGGGTTTCCTGAAGCCGTGAATCCACTTCCCTGACCGTTGCCATATGGCCTCCGTGATGAAATTTTATTGCTTGGCAGTGTAGGGGATGGGGATTTCATGGACTTACTGTTTCTGGGCTTTGAGCAGACCCCGCAAGCAGAGTCTGGCCAAAACCCCCCAGCGCTGGCGGGGGGTGGGGTGGATTAGCCCATACCAATCAGCCGTTGATCATCATCGGGTTTTTGCTTGATTTGCGATGCCCGAACGAGAGCCAGTTCAACTCCCGGCTGATCGCCTACGAGATAGACGTAGCCGCGATTGGCGTATTCCTTTTCGACATGAAATGCCGACTGCAAAAGCTCTACCAATTTCATTCCTTTGTCAGCAGGCAAAAGAAAATGTTCATATCCAATGCTCACGCAGCACATGGCGACTGGTTTTTTGGAAGCAGCTGGGCGGCTCATGACAGCAACCCTTGTGCAGCCCCGGCATTGACGCCACGGTTCAGTTCAGCGCTTTTCCCTGCCAATGCGCCCTGGTGAAAGTCATTGCGCGAGACATTGCGGCCAGCAGCGCGGTCCTTGACTTTCAAAGGGCTGGTTTCCGGCCAGGTGATCGCTTTGTATTGCTCGATCAGCAAGACATTGCGCTCGGGCGCGGCAAATGCCTCAAGCTTTTCTCGCACGCCCATTACCCATCCAAAAGCGAACTCGTCACCGCGCGCTGTCAGGGTTATAGGCTTGCACCGGGCAGGCTGTTTGCGAATATGCGCAAGTCGAGCCTTTGCGCATTGTTTGGACAGCACATCCCAGGCGTAGCCTGCAATCTGTGCCGCCGCGCCAATGCCGATGAAAATCACCTTGGACTTGCGCGCATAACGGCTGCCGATCAGCGTGCGCTGGCTGCTCCATATTGAGTCGCACCCAAAGGCGTCGCCGATGGCGGTTGCCAAGCTGACCTCCCACAAGGGCTGAGAGTTGGTCGGCGTCGCGCATGCTTGCGTGGCCACATCGGAGAGCTGGACATCGGTTTCATTCAGCCCATGCTCGGCCATCAGCTTTTGCGCCTGTCTCGCGCCAGCGGCGGCCTCGTGCGGGTTGGCGCTGGCGGCCAGCGCCAGGCACTTCTTGATTTTTGAAAGCGCTTTATCGCGGGTCATACGGCCTCCACATCCAGGGCAAACGGCGTGATGGCGAAGTCTTCCACACCGGTCACCACGGTGATGCCCGCAATGCCGCGCACGGCGTCGGCGTCGTTGAGCATGGCCTCTTTGTTGACTTCGAGCTTGGTGCGGACAAAGCGCTCCAGATGCATGCGCTGCAGGGTTTCAATCACGCTGTCAGCGCCCCGGATGCTGACGCTGGGCGGGCGCTGACGCCAGTTCACTTCACCCGTGACAAGGTTCGCCGTCTTGCCGCCGCCTTCGCAGAGCTGGGCGCGGTTGGCCTCGCACCACGTTTGGATGCCAGTTTGCAGCGCGGTCATTTGGGCCGTCTGCGCTTCCAGCACGGGCTGGTATTTCTGGGTGATGTGCGCGATGGCGTCGTTCATTTCAGCGCGGCTGCGCTCGAACTGGCGCTGCACGTCGCCCAGGGTTTTGATGTAGCCAGCGCAGTCGGTTTTGCTTTGTGGCACAGCGATAGCGGCGGGGGTTTTGAGTTTGATTCGGGTAGCCATGATGGAAAAATTCCTTTTGGAACGTTAAAAAAACAAGGGTGAAGGGGAAACTGGTTAACGGAGTCAGCAGCGCGCGCCACGGCTGGGGCAGCGCATAAAGTCCTGAGCGCCGGGGCGCAGCGCCTGCATGGGCTTGGGTTTGAAATCTGGAGCAGTCATCACCTCGGGCTGGCGCGGCGGCGCGACGGTGCCGACATAGACTTCCGGCGGCTCGTAGGTTTCGTCGTGGCCGTCATGCTCGGGTGGCTGGGCCTCGGCCTTGGGTTGAGGCTTGGCCTGTGGCTTGGCTTCGGCCTGGGCGGACAGATCGCGCCCAAGCTTTCCAGCCATCTCGCCGAGCGCGAACGTCCAGGACTCCATCGACCAGCCGCTCTTGTCGGCCTGCAGTTGCAAGGAGATGACAAGATGGTTCAGGCGGACCTTGAAGCTTTTTTCCGAGTTTTGGCCGAACTGGCCGCGCAGTTGCAGGAAGCCGCAGGGCTGGTGCTGGGCGACGTAGTTGATGATGTCAAGATTGGCCTGTTTCTGGCCTTGGCGCAGCTCAAAAACTGGAGCTTGCGCGGGGGTTTCGGGTTTCACGGTTTTGGTAGTCATGATGGTTAAAACAGGGTGTTGACCAACCAGTCCAGGGCGGGCCGGTCGAGGATGATTTCGAGTTGTCGGTACGTAATGGGCGCATGCAGCAGGCCCAGCTCCTGGACTGCAGCGGCCTTGCTCAGGCCTTGGCCGTGCGGCGCTTTTGCGGTCAACTGGTCGAACTGAGCGCGGATAGCGCTGTTGCGCCGCTCCTTGCGCAGCTCGTCGAGGGTTGGCACTTCCAGGCACTGGCCGCCCAGCTCGTCGGCCAGCTTGAGCGTGGCGCTCTCGCCGACGATGGCGACGATCTGCGCCCATCGACGCGCACCGCCTGCGTTGTTGCATGGGCCTTTCGGCACCACGATTTGCACGCCGGGCCACGCGTTGAGCAAGCGCAGGCCGTCAGGCTTTCCCAGCAGCACCAGCAGCTTGACGCCGCTGGGCGGAACAAGAAACGCGAACGCTTCCAGGTCAGCTTCACGAATCGGGCTGACGGGGTGATAAGGGGACAGGGTGCTGGGAGTCATGACGGGGTTCTTCTTGTTCAACGGTGGCGGGCGTGTCGGCGGGCGGCTTAGGCCTGGGTGGCTTGGCGGACTTTGGCTTTTTTGCTCGCCAGCGTGCGGCTGAGCGCGCCGACGAGCTTGTGCAGGATGTGCGGGTCGGCAAAGTCAATGGCGCTGCACCAGCCGTTTTTCGTGCAGATGGCGTTGACGTACTTGGTCGTGTCGGTGATCTTGGCGACGCTGGCCAGCTCGCCCAGCAGCGCGTTGACTTTGCCGCGCAACGCTTGGCGCTCCAGCGCCACGCCGGGGCGCACCTTGCCGGTGGCGCGGGCTTCGGCCTTGGGTGCGACCGCGCCCTGGCTGCTCAGGTAGCCGCTCACGACGCCCAGTTCGGTCAGCGTGCAGTCCTTGGCGCTTGTCTTGCCGGTGCGCGCAAGCAGCATGGCGCGGTAGGTTTCATCGTCCATGCCGAGCTGGCGCTGTTTGGTCTTGATGGCCTTGATGTAGGCGTTGCGCTTGTCGTTGCGGGCCTTGGTTTCGGCATCGCGGCGGCGCTGCTGGGCGGCGTAGTTGTCGGCGGTGTGGGTTTTGACGGTGTTGGCCATGATGTGGTTTAAGCCTTGGGTTTGTTGAGGTTTTGGAGCCGGTCGGCACGTTTGGCGAGGATGTCGGCGCGCAAGATGGCGTTAGCCTTGCGCACGGAATCGGGCATGGGGGCGATCTTTTTGCGGTCAGCGTCGAGCTTGGCCAGCGCCGGGTCGCGCCCGCCGAAGACCTGCGCCAGACCCTGGCCGATGCCCATCTGCTGGCCGCGCACCGTGACGGTGGCGTCGGTGGCAGTGAGCAGAGCGCCGCAATGTGGGCAGCAGGTTTGCATCACAGCACCCCCGCCAGCCGGGCCAGCACCGCCATGTAACCGGCAATGCCGGTGGCCAGCACCAGCGCACGGGCCAGATGCTCAAAGCGGGTCAGGGGCCGGTAGTACGCTTCAATCACGCCCGGCGCAAAGCTGTAGGCGGGCGTGCGGCGCTGGGCTGGCTGGCGCTGCTGGGCTTGCTTGCGGCAAACGCCCGTGCAGGCACGCACAGCGTTAATGCAGACGCCGATTTCTTGGCAAGTCCCCATCGAATTAACGGTTTTTTGCATGCTGATCTCCAGAAAGTTGGTTGAAGGTTTTTCCCTGGAAGCTGATCCAGTCCAGGTAAGCGTCCATGACAGCCGCCGAGCGGCTGATGCCGAAGAACGCCTTCAGGCGCTTGGCGCGGCGGCGAATCCAGCGCACTTTTTGGGCAAATGCGGTGTTCATTCGGACTCCGGCGCTGGCTTGTTCTTTGGGTTTTGCGGGCAGTGCTGGCAGGCGCGCCAGTGCAGGACTTTTTCCGGGCCGCTGCCGTGGATCACTTTCCACTCCAGCGCGGCGAAGTCTTTGCACTGGCCCAGGGCAATGTCGCGGCCCAGGTGCGGGCAGTCCACACGGCCTTGGCCGAAGGCATCAATCACCCGGTCGATGAACTTTGGCGATGGGTCTTTGATGCGGTTCTCGCCGGTCATCAGCACGCGGGCGACGTAAGCGCGGCTCACGCCCATGCGCTTGGCCGCATGGGTCACAGCGCCCCGCTTGGCATAGGTCGCAACCGCTTCTTTGAGCAGCGCCAGCCAGCGCGGCTCCACGGCAGGCAGCGCCTGCGTTACAAAATCAGTGGTGTCAATCATTTTCAAAACCTGTTTCTGAGGTGACTGAAGAAGCTTGTTCTTGGGGTGCGGCGGCAAGGGGCGACACGATTTCGCGGCGGTTCGGGTCCCACAGCACTTTTTGCTCGCGCCGCCAGACCGGGGCCAGCAGGCCCAGGTTGCGCGCCAGCCGCCACACGACATAGCCCGGACTGGTCAGCGCTTCGCCCGGCTGGCGGCGGTCCAGCCGCTCGACCACGCCCACGGCTTCGAGGTGGCCGAGGTAGTGCGCCACGTTGTTGTGGGCGTCTTTTTCGGTGCCCGTCGCGTAGGTTTCGAGCAGCCGGTTGATGGTGAACGTGCCCAGCTCGCGCATGAGCCACCAGCATTTGCCGCGCAGCCCGGTCGCGCCGGCCGAAGCGCCGCCGGTGGCAAACGGGCGGCCCCGTTTGGGCTTGTTGGCGGCGGGCGTTGCCATTTGCTGGTCTTGCCCGCGCCGAGGTTGAGAGGGTTGAGGCGAGGTCATTTACTTGGCGCTTCCGTTCATGCGGCGCATGGCCAGGCCAAAGTCGTTGCACAGCGTGACGCCCTTCACATCGGCCAGCGTCATGATGTCGCCGCGCTGCGCTTCGGGACGGCGCAGGGCGGTTTCTTCCACCCGGCAGATGGCGCTGAGCACATTGCGCATGTTCGCGTCGGTGACTTTGTGGATATGCGCCACCAGCTCCGGGGCCATCGGCACTTCGCCCATGCTGGTGCAGGCCAGTTGCACGTCTTCCAGGCTGGATTTTTTGAACTCGCAGATGTCGCCGATGCGGTCGGCGAGCTGCTTGAGGCGCGGCTGGTTGAGCTTGCTCATGTCGTGCTTCATGATGACCAGCACCAGCAGGCTCAGCGTCTTGTCGGTAATGCCGCGCAGCTTTTCAATGCAGGCCGCGCTGTTGGCCAGGGCAAAACCGGCTTCATCCAAAATGATCGTGGTCTTGTTGCGGGCGATGGTTTCTTCCACCTCGCGCTCATAGTTGCGGGTGACTTCAATGCCCAGCTTTTCGGCCAGCTCGACCATGAGGCGGCGCGGCGTGCTGTCCACCGCCGCCGTGAGCATCACGGCGTTGACGCCGCCGCCATAGTTATAAAGCGTGCAGGTCTTGCCGTCGCCGGGGCGGCCCGTGACCAGCAGCAGGCCCGCCTCCTGCGGACCCCGGCGGTCCATCTTGGCGATGTACGCCTTGAAATTCTTGACGTTGTTGGTGTTGACAAAAATGCGTTTCATACAATACTTCCTTGGTTTCCTCTGGCTTTTTTGTGTTGGCCGTTGGGTTGCTAAACAGGCTGTCGGGGCGGCTGTAACCGCCCTGACAGCCGCCTTCTTCACATCGCCTTGCGGCGGTCTGATTCCTCTTGTTCCCGGCGCTCGCGCTCGTCTTGCTCGGCGCGCATCATCAAAAACAGGCGGTCTTCGCCGTCGTCCTGCTCCTGTGTTTGCTCGCGCTCTGCCCGTTCGGCTTCTTCGGCGTACCAGCGCATCTGCGCCTCGTCGGGGGTTTCTTGCGGTGCGGCGCTGGCTTGCAGCGTTAATCCGGGTTGTTCAAATCCGCTTTGCGGGGCGGCGGTTAACGCTTCGCGCCCAATCCGTGGCCCAAAGTCGAGCACCTGAGCGGCCTGCATTTCGATGCTTTTGACTTCCACCGGCATGCGGTCGGGGTCCATGCGCTCCTGGATGGCTTCGATCTGCAGCTCCTTGCGTTTGATCTGCGCCGTCATGCGCTTTTCGAGCGACATTTCGTAGAACGACATCGAGCGGTAGCCGGTGACCTCGACCACCGGGGCTTCGCAAATCACGCGCCCGCTCAGGTCTTTGATCCAGACGCGGGAGCCGTCCATGATGTCGATGGCGACCATCACGTCCTGCTTTTCGTAGTGCGCCAGCTCTTCATGGCGGTACTCCTGGCGCAGGTACGGGCTGACGGTGGCGCGCTGCACGCGGCGCTTGACGTGGATGCGGAACAGGTCGATCAGCGCCGACTCGTCCATGCGCACCGGCTCAAACCCGGCTGCAAGGGCTTCGGCCTTGGCCTCGGCGGGCGTCTGGTGGCGGCGCCTGCCGGTCTCAAGGTCGGTCACGCGGGGCAGCTCGCTGTGCGGGCTGTTGTTGAACTTGTCCACCTTGGCGTTAATCCAGTCGTGGGCCTGGGCAAAGCTGTCGAACACCAGCCCCCGACCAGCGCGCTCTGCGGCCCGCTTGTTCTGCTCGCGCTCGGCCATATCGCCCGTGCGTGCGGCCTTGACCATCTTGTCGGTGAACTTGCGCACCTGCTTGAAGGCCAGCGGGTCCATGCGCTGGGGGTGCTGGTAGGTAGCCAGCTCTCTAGATTCGCGGTCGATCCAGGTGTTCCAGTTCTCGGCAATGCCGTTGGCCTGGGAGTTGCCGACCTTGACCGGATGCACGATGGAAATACCGGCGCGGGCGGCGATGCTGACCAGCGGGTCATCCTTGACGGTCTTGTTTTTCACCGAGCCGGTGCTGTCGGTTTGCCACACGGCGGGCACGCCCATCTCGCGGATGTAGTTTTCCAGCCCGGCCAGAATCACGGCCATCGACTCGCTCAGGCCGATGCTGGGCCGGGTCACATAGCGGGTGACCAGCTCATGGAAGTGCCAGACTTCCAGCGTGACGAACTCGCCCGTGACCGGGTGCGGGGCGTTGAAGTGGGTGTTCCAGCCGTCGGCGTGGACTTCAATGAACGGGTCCAGCCCGGCGGTGCTGCGCTTTTGGTAGGCGCGCTTGGAGGCCAGGGCGCTGCCCATGTGCTGGCCCACCATCAGGTCGGCGCTGCTGAACTTGTGCTTGAAAAAGTAGGTGACCTGGTCATAGCTGGGCGGCTTGGCACCCCAGGCGGGGTTCCAGTTGGCCACCAGCTGCTCATGGACCATCTTGGTGGTTGGTTTTTGCGGGCGGCGCTTCAGTTCGAGCGCGGCGACCATCCACAGGGATAGCGTCATGTCGGGCTGGGGCTTTTTGGGCACCAGGCTTTCGCCGCGCTTGGCGCGCAACACCCACAGCTCCAGGGCGCGGGTGCTGGGCAGGCCGTCGGCGCTGGGGCGGCCCCGCTTGTCGCGGGCGGCGCGTAGGTTGTCCACCAGCAGGGCGGGCAGCAGCCCGGCACGCGCACTGTGAATGAGCGTCTGGCACGCGGCCTTGACACTGTGCGCGCCAGCGGCTTCCAGTTCGGCGACTTTGCGCAGCACAACGGTGATGGCGCGGGCCTGATCGCGGTCGGCTTCGGTGCTGCCGTCAAAGGCGACGGCATCGGGTGTGGCCAGCGCCCGGCTGGTCTGGGTTTGGACCACAAGCTGACCGGCGGGCGCGGCTTTTGGCGTTACCGGCGCTGGCGCTGGCAGCTCTGCGGGCAGGTCAGCCAGCACGGCGGCGAAGGCTTGGGCTTCGAGGTGGGCTTGGGTTTCGGCAGGCAAGATTTTGATGGCGTACTCAAGTCCTTTACCGCGAACTTTGGTTCGTGATGCGCCCAAATTTTTTTGAACGGACTGAAACATCATGCGGACACCACGATCAGTTCCAGGCATTCCCGGCAAACCAGCCAGTTCCTGCGCGCTGAACCATTCTTTACGCGCCATGATCAGCCTCGCGCCTGATGTTCAAAGCGGCGAATCAGGCACAGCGCATTCGTGAAGCGCATGAATTCTTCGCAATGCTCGGAAAACGCTTCGCCCGTGGTGACGTTCATCTGGCACAGCGCCAACTGCTGCTGCGCCAGCGCCCAGGCAGCCATAGCCTCGACAGTGAGAGGGGTAACGTTGTTCATGGGCGCACCTCAATCTGGATGAAACGATCCTCGAAGGACACATCAAACCCCAGCCCCATATTGCACACAGAGTCCAGGCAGTTCTGACGGTGACCCAGCGTGCCTTCTTGAAAAGTCACCGTCACGCCGGTCAAAAGGCTCCGAACGATGCGGTACAAGGCCGCAAATCCTTTGCGGCTGACCGGCTTCATGTGCAGTTCCAGCTTTTCAGCATCCCAGGCATCGACATCAAAGTCCTGACCATCTGGCAGGTTAGGGCTATAAAAATCGATCACGGCTTTCAGCTCGCCACCGTCAATTTCGATGGTGAAATAGTCATCCAAAGAAAACATGCCAGGACCCCAATTACTCCAGCAAAGGCTCTCGTGCTGGTAGCCCCCGATGCGGTGCAATGCCGCGATTTCGCTATTGAGATTCATCGTTCTGCTCCTTTAAGCCGTTGGTTTGAGGTCTTCCGGGCCGACGCCCTGGGCAATGGTCTGGCGCAGGTCGCGCATCACGGCGCGGCTGATGCCACCGTGGGGAGCGCGGTCAGTGCGCTGGCCCCAGGTGCGCACGGCGGCGCTGACCGAGCCGCGCTTGTAGCCGTGAGCGGTAGCCCAGGCGGTGAAGCTCGTCCAGCCCAGCAACTGGAGCTTGCCCCGGATGGTCAGCACGTCGCCGATGGGTTCGTTCTTCAGCGCCACTGCTTCGGGCGCGGCCTGTGCGCTCTCCGGCGTGTCGCCGATGGATTCGTTCTTTAACACTACGGTTTCCTTTTCGGGTTGATTTACGTTAACCTTGCACATACGGCAAAGTGTAGCGCACTTAAGTTCGTTTTTACGAATTTAAGGCCGATATTTTTTACTTCCGATTCATTTCCGATTGAAAAAGTCCATGCACTGCGCTGAAAAAAGGAAAAACGTATGAGAAATCAACAAGTTAGGACTGAATCGGAAGGTTTGCGCAGTGCAAGTGAAAAACTTCCGATTCAAAAATCAGAATCGGAACGAACGCAACGCATTCGCGAAGTGATCGGCGTGGAGTCGGTGACTGCTTTTGGCCGTCGATGCGGGATCGGTGAAGCGACGTTGCGCAAGTATTTGAGCGGCGCAGTTCCCAACACCGACAACCTCGTCGCTATCGCCGACGCCGCCAACGTCAACATCGAGTGGCTGGCCGCCGGGCGCGGCCCCAAGCAGCGCGGCGCGGCCCTGGCTGCAGTCCCCGCCGCGCCCGCCCCAGCGGAGGCCATCAACCTCGACCAGCTTACCGTGGCTATCTCCGCCGTCGCGGAGGGCTTGGACGCCATCGAGCGCCACCTTCCCCCCGCCAAGCATGCCCAGCTCATCATCTCGGCCTACGGCATGCTGGGCGAGCTGCACCAGCGCGACATGGCCGCCCAGCGCCGCAACCTAGTGCAGCTCATCAAAACCGCCGCATAACCCCGTCCTCTCCCACAACCATCTCAGGGAATCCGTCAGTGAAAAAGAATGTCTTCAGCCTCCACGGCCAAAACATCGTTGATTTGATTAAAGAAAACGTACCAAACCGCCCGCCGCCGCCAGCCAACCCGGCACCCAGCGGCCCGTGGGTGCAGGGCAATCACAAC